GTCGTAATTGCCGCCGAGATTGATTTCCCCAAGCTCTTCGCCGGTCTCGAACGCGACACAGGCAAGGAACAGCGATGTAAGAAGCGGCAGCGCCTCATTCTGCTCACTGGTATTCGGCGTCTGCACCAGCGGGATAAGCTGGCTTTCCCGGTAGGCCCGCGTGATGATGTCTGAAACGAGGGTCATGTGAAGCCCTCGCTATTTCTTGCCCTTGCGCTTGCCCTTGCCGAGCACCGCATTTGCCTTGGCGTCAATCTTGGCCGCAGCCGCAGGCGACAGCTTGCCCTTGTTGACCATTTGCGTTGCGCGAGCCTTCGCGTTGGCGGCGTGGCTCTTATCCGGCACGGGATATGACAGTCCCGGACCAGCGAACTTGCTCTTGGGAAGCGCCTTGCGCGCCTTGGTCGTCAGTTTCGCCATCAGATGCCCCCGCGTCCCGGAGTGAAGTAAACATTGCCCGTGGACCCGGCTGCGATGGCGGCGGCATAGAGTGCATCATCGCCCTGGTTCAGGCCCTCAAAGACTTCGCTCGCACCGGCAGCAACTGGTAAATCAGCAGTCGTCGAAGCGGTCACGTTCAGGTCGCCGAACGCGATCCACACAGTTGCCGAACCGTCGTTCATCACGCGGACGGAATACGGTCCCTTGAGATCGGCGAGCTTCACATTGGCACTTGTCGCGGCAACGTCGATGCTCACCGTCTTGCCGGGACTTGGTAGAAAGGGGTTCACTCGTTTGCCTCCTGCTGATTAGGAAAGGAAGGGGCGACGGCGGGAAGAGAAACCGTCGCCCCGACCAAGGCTTACGAGCCGTTGACGCGGACGATCCGGCGACGGTCGCGGACGTTCGCATTCAGCGCGCAGTCGAAGCGCACCGAGTGCATCCCGGTCCCGAAGTCGCTGTGCTGCCACATGCGAACCGAGATCGGCACGTTCTGGAGCTTGCGCCGCATTGCCGTACCAGTGGCGGGCATGATCAGCGGAGCGGTATCGACCGTCACAGCGCCCTTCTGGATAAGGCCGCGCTGGCGGTAGGACGTGGAAGCCGCGCCCTTGATCGTCAGTGCCGCATTATCCGCCGGAGCCGCAGCGACGGTGGCGTGCGCCGTGTTGATATTCACGTCGTCGCCCGAACCCGAGCCCGGAACGATCATGGCCGGGAAGATACGCAGGGCCGCAATCGCGCCGGTCGAAGCGGTCGCATCGGCAACCACGACGAACTGCTGGAGGCGCCCAGTGTCCACCTGTGCACGGTTGTCGTAGGCGTTCACCCCGGCAATCGTGAACACATCGCCAGCCTTCAGGGTCTGTGAACCCGTCAGCGTGTCGATGGCGATGGTCTGGGTGAGGTACTGGCCGTTGGTCGAGCTGTTGCAGACCGCCGAGTAATTAACGTTCTGCGAAGCACCATTGATCAGCGCGGCCGAGGAGCCGTCGCCAGCGCGGCTGCCGGTCGTGAGAACCGGAAGCTGCTGGGTGAACATCGTCGGAATGCCGCCGAGATCGCCCTTGAAGCCGACGCGGATCGCCTGCTTGGCTTCCGTATCGGAATACAGCTTGCCCAGCTGGTTGCCGAGCGCCTGCTTGTCGTCGAACGTGAGAACGCCGTAGAGGTCGTTATCGCTGACACCTTCCTGCTTCAGCCGGGTATAGCCCGCCATGAAGTCGTTGAAGTCGGCAACGTTGTTGCCGGCGGTTCCAACCCAGTTGTTCGCAGCCTTGAAGGCAACGCCCAAGATATAGGCGTCGATCTGCTCGGCCATGTTGGTCGCCGCGCCCATCAGGGCTTCGTTTTCGCGGGCGGTGCCCACGTCGCGAATCTTGATGAAGTCGCCCCAACCCATGTTGGCGTTGAAAGTGCCGTCGATGGTGAAGGTCTCTGAACCGAACGCCGAACCATCCACGCCGCCGCTGAGGTCTTTGACCCCGTTGGACGTGCGAGTAACGGTGTAGCGCGGCGAAACCTGCTCGATGACCTGGAGCTTGTTGGTGTCGTCCAGCTCGGCGGAATGTTCGTTCCACTTGACGAGATCGGCGGAAACCAGTTCGTTCTGGAGTTTCGCCATGAAGGTGTTCAGAACGAGTGCGTTCTGTTTGACGGTAACGGTGCCGCTCATTGAATAAATCCCCGCGTCGGGCACATGGCCCTTGTTGAGTGGAAAGCGCCTCGTCGGGCGATCTCACCGGGGAGCGGATGCGGGGTGCGCGTCCTCCGGTCTCAAGCGCGGTATGCGGATTGCCTTCCCGTAAGGCTCA